TTGACGTATTGGGTGCAGCCGCTGCACCCCGTTCTGTTCCAGGCTGCACCCCGTTCTGTTGTGAGTTGCACCCCGTTGCGTCATTTGCACCCCGATTTGTACGGGGTGCAGGATTTGCACCCCGCGATAGTTGGAGGTCGTACACAACTGGGCGGCGGTCATGACGATCGATGTGCACGGCGGCAATGGCTTGATTGCCCTTCTGGATCAGTCCGACCTTCTCCAGATCATCCAACTTGTAGCGAACGGTGCGTTCGGACAGGCCGGTGTCCTGCGCCAGGGTGGAGGCAGATGGAAAGGCGCCAGCACCATTCGAACCGGCGTAGTTGGCCAAGCACAGCAGCACATGACGTGCGCTTGAGTCTTTCAGGGATTGGGTGGGCAAAGAGAGCGCCCATGACATTGCTTGGACACTCACAACGTAATTCCTTGAAGTTGTTCAGCCAGCGTGACGTTGCCTGATCGAGTCACCATCACTTTTATATCGCACACGACATGGTGATGTTTGCTAGTGAATTCGGCGATCTTCCGGCTTGACATGATGACCGTATTGCTTGGAGCAACGATCGTGTTCATAATGGCCCCACAGAGTTTTGCAAGTTGTTGAAAAGCCGGGTTGCAGCCCGGCTTTTTTGTGTCTGCGATTCAGGCGGCCTTTAGCGACTCGCGGAGAACCTGAAGTGCGTCGATCGCCTCAAAGATCGCTTTCTCGCCTTGGGCTTTTTCGTGCTGACTGATGTGGTTGTCCTCGGCAGCATCAAAAATTAGCCGGCCAACATCCCCGCACTCTGCCGAAAGCTGCCCAAGCGCAAGCATCAACGGCTTGACCGCAGGCTTTTCCCGCGCAATTAAGTCGAACCCGAACTGATCGGCCAGAGCAGTCAATGGGCGCATGTCACCGGTGTGCAGCAGAACGCCGAACAAATGTTCGATAGTCAGGTGATGCGCTGCGTTGTCCGGGTTGGAGCGCTGAAGCAGGCTCACATGCGACATGCACATTTTCCCTGCCAGCTTCTCTGCCCCGCTTTCCTTGATGGTGGTGTGGCAAGCCCTCAAGAAATCTTCCATTCGTAAAACCTCAAATTTGTTTCCGTGGCGCCCTGCCAGTGGGTGGGCGAAACTCTGTTCATGGATCGGCGGACAGGGATATCAGGCGGCGCCGCGCAGGACTTTGTGCGCTAGATCGAGGAGGTCCGGGCGCAAACCTGCGATGGTGATCTCACCACCTGATGCGTCCTGAAGACGGTTAGCCAGGTCAGCCGAGGCTTTTCGGTGACCGCCTGCCAACTGCCACAGGTGTCCTACCGTCGTCTTAGCAGCGGTGGCCACTGACTGTCGCCGTTCGTTTGAAGCGCTGGCGAGCCAGTCACGCAGATGGTCATTCATGGGATCTCTCCTTAAACACGGGAGAAATTTAGCTTATGGCTAATACTGTAGCAAGGAATATTTAGCTTTGAGCACATTTAGCATTGAGCTAAACGCTGGCATTCTTGCCCGCATGGATATTTATGCGATTCGTAAACAGCAACTGATCAGCCTCATAGGCAGCCAGAGAAAAGGCGCGTGTGCCGAGCGCTGGGGAATGGCGCCTGCGCATCTGAGTCAGATTTTGTCGGACAAGACTGCGAAGAATTTAGGAGATGACGTAGCGCGGAGAATAGAGGCGATCGAGGGGCTGCCTAGAGGTTGGTTTGACTCCATATCGCCAGGTGAGTCGATAAATCCAAACGACGAACAAATTTCGGGCACCCACTTAGGTGAGGCATCCGCACAGACCGCGGCGGACCAGATAAAGCAGATGCTTTCGAAGGTCAAAGGGTTAACGAGCACCGCTCGTGACCGGATCATCGCGGCGGCTGACGAGACGAGCAACGTCATAACCGTCGACTTCTCTCGCCCCGGCCAGGTCGGTGATGAGGTATGGATCGCTCACTACGACGTGCGCGCAGCGATGGGCGGGGGACAGATCCCACACGAATTTCCAGAGATGCTTCAGGACATACGGGTCAGCCCAAAACACCTGCGCGAGATGGGCATCACGTTCAAAGAACACTTCCACCTCAAGATGATCACCGGGTGGGGTCAGTCGATGGCTCCGACGATCAAGGACCGCGACCCGCTGCTTGTCGACATTACGATCCGGGAGTTCACAGGCGACGGTATCTACCTCTTCTCCCACGACGACATGCTTTACGTGAAGCGCTTGCAGAAGAAAGGCAAGGACCGCTTCAAAATGATCTCGGACAATAAGCACCACGACATAGAAGAGATTCGTGTGGATGACACCCACATCCTGGCTCGCGTGCTGTACGTGTGGAACGGGCAGCCGGTGTGACTTGAGATATTTTGTTTAGATTTCCGCCGGAATTTTATAACCACACAATCAGGGATGTGCAATGGTCGGTTGGAATGAGATGACTGGTGTTACCGGTCACATGAACATGAAGTACGAAGGGCTGGACGCCAACCGCCATTTGCTTGAAGCCGGCCAGTACGCGAAGTCGGTGGATGGAGCATCTCGGCTCTATAGGCTAATCAGCCATTACTGCATTTATGGCGAGGTTCTGGCATCACGCCAACAGTCCGACATAAGGTGCTTCTCAGCTCCGCCCAAAGAAGGATCTTTTGAGCAAACACTGGTTATACTTACAGGCATCACACACCAGATGCCTGCATTTGCGGATGTCTATAAAAAAGCATTTGACTGGTTAACCGCTCAGGTTCTTGCCTACGTCAAGAAAGCACTATCGGGAAACTCGGACGTGAAAGAGCTGGTAGAGGTCATAAGGGAGCAAGCCAAGCAGTCTTCGGACCTCAATCACGTGATGGCAAACGGCTTGATCAAGGCAAACGATAATGCCCATCTTTCCACTGAAAGGCTGACTGAGAAATTGCTCGCGACGCTCCCATTATTGGTTGAGGCAGCAAGGACCCCCATGCGGAATGCCCTGGCCCCAATTGGTAAGTCGTGCGATCAAATCACGCAGTTTGCAGACTCCGATCATCCAGTTGAGATTACTGAGCCGGAGGCCCTGGCCATTCGATCAAATGGCGAAGTTTCTGTTGGCGATCCTGGTGACTATGTTATTTCTAGGATTTACGCCCTTAGCGTTGATACAGGCGTGTGCCGCGTCCAGATCGAGGGTTATTCAGGCTCGGTGCATGGAAAGATCACTGACATCGCCCTGTCCTTTCCGAATAACGCATATACACAAGCTATGGGGAGTCACGCGAGCCTCAAGGTGCGCGCGCGCCCGGTATTCAAGGACGGCGAGCTGCACAGGCTATTCATTACAGAGACTTGATTCCTGCTGATCAAGGGGCCCGGCCAAGCGCCGGGCTTTTTATTGCTCATCAGAATGGTGCATGCTCCTCTTCTGGCTCGAATTCTGCCTCTTCCCTCCGCCCCGCCTCCACTTCTTGCTGCTCCCACCTCACCGTCACGCTGCCGTCGTCGTTGAGTGTCAGCAAAAGCTCGTCCGTATCGGCAATCACGCCCAACACCTCTCCCCACTCCCGATCCCCGTCCGTATCCAGGCGATGAATCGTCACCCAGCGCTGAGCCTGCGCAACCGGGTGATTGATCATCGATGAAACGCGCAGTGCAAGGCGCTCCATGCCGCTCATATCTTGCCGTACCGCTTGATTTGCCATCTTCGCCACGACCCCCCCGAAATACTGTATATCCATACATAAAAAGAAAAATCATAGCTCACTGCTAATCACCGCGTAAAGCGCTCATCTGGCTACTCAGTCGGCATTTCGTTGCTTCAAAGCTCGATATAAATTTCGCCCATCGCTAAATATTTAGCTTGGAGCTATTGACGATATTTTAGCGTGAGGCTAAATTAACTCCATGCAGCGACTTACGAGGGACTGCGAAGGGCCTCACAGCCCGCTGCTCTTTAACAGTCAGAAATCTTCGCGGATCGATCCCCAGTAACGGGAACAGCGCGAAACACAAACTTCGATCTCCATGCCAGCTCTGGAACTGGCCGGGCTCCCCAATGAGAGCACGCGAAGTTGCACAGCCACCCGATGTGACGCCAGTTGCGACAGCGGGCAGAGAGAGGACTCCGGCGCACGTGCAGCGAGAGAAACGGACAGCATCACTTCTGCACCTTGGCGACAGGGTGCAGCGGGATGCGGACGAAACCCCGGCTTATACCGGCCACCTGCATGCAACAAACCAGAGAACGGCGAGCGCCCGCCAGATGCCAACGGCGCGAATCAGAGGATGACCATCATGAAATAGACCATAGCCCAACGATCACTGCATCTGTGAAAGGCCCGAACGTCCACGGGCCTTTCTTTTGCCCAGCCTTTATCCGTCAGCACTCTCCCCTGCGCCCAACGGCAACCAGCAGGAGGCCCGAGTGCTGACGAATAACCGCAACCCCACACCGAGGGATCAACCATGCAATCAATCCTGCAGCAGCGTTTCGCCGGTCTTCAGGCCCTGCGCCTCCGTTCGATCATCGCGACTTCCGAGTTCTACTCCATGATCGGCAAGGAGCAGCCTGTGCAAGAGATTCGCTTCCAGGTCGTCACCAAGGGAAACGCCTACCACATCGTGGAGCTGGCCACCGACAAGGTGAAGGGCTTCCGCTTCACCTATCAGGCTGCCATCAACTTCGCCCAGGTGCTGGAAGCGCGCGCCGACGGCATCAAGCTGTCGCTGTCGGGTGAGCGGAAATGATCGGCGTACCCATGCCCAACCCGCGAGACTCGATCATCGCGAACCTGAACCACCAGCTGGATCAGTACTTCGGCCAAGGCCGGACGGTGGAAGAAGTCGCCGCCGGCGTCAGCGGTGAAAAGGCCGCCATGTTCGGCACCTCCCACAGCAACAAGCTGCGGATCGAGCGTAATAAGCAGGCGCCTCGATTGAAGGCGCTGGCCGACGCCGGCAAGACCGTCATCGAAGCAGCGAAAGAGATGGGCATGGAAACGAAACGCGCCAGGCTTATCGCCCGCGAGAACGACATCAAGTTCCCGGGTCCGCCGTGAGACGAATCAGCAACCAGGTGCGCCAGCGCCGACGACAGACATGGCTGGATCTACCGGCCCACAGAATTGAAGAGGCAGGCCATGGCCAAGAGCAACGCAGAACGATCAGCGAAGTCCGCAGCGAAGAAGAAGAGCCGCGGCGAAGAGGAAATCAGGCTGCACTGCCTACCCGGCACGCGCCAAGCCCTTGCTGAGCTGATGGCCTGGAGCGGCGTCGAGGAACAGGGCGAGGCGATCACGCTGATGATTCACCACCTGCACGGCCTTGGTCCGAGCGGCGCCCTGCCTCTTCTTGAACCTCCGCGACACGAAATAGTGGTATCACCCATCGTGGCGCGGAAGCTGGACAGCATACGACTGAAGCTATCGATGCAAACAGCGGAGGATTAGCGGCCGCTATTTCCCAATCGCCACGCCAGATGCTCAAGATATTCAGCTGCTGCAGTCTTTTGCTCTGGACCGCCAGCCCCTTCTGAGTCAAGGGCGGAGGCCTTTGCTGCATTAATCACCGGTACCAATGTGATGCCGGTTTTCTCGCGCAATTCTTTATACAAAGCGACTACCAGATGCTCCAGCGCATCAATTTGTGCTTGTTGCTGACTCATTTAAAGCTCCTTGTGCCCGGCCCAATGCCGGTCGCCCGTAATACCCCAACCCAAACCAAATTGCCACCACCGGTCACGGAGGGCGGCGCCTGACCCACTCACCTCTTTCGGGGGTATCCAAAAAAAACGATATGGGTTAAAGCAGGGTTTTAAATCAAACCATACTGAATTGTTCAAAAGATCGGGACATAGCCCAGGCAACGTCAGAACTGACAGGCGGAACTGGCCGATCCATACTTCTATGAAGCTGCACCATCGGCTCAAAACGATCATCAAAGGTTTTTCGTATTTTCAGTAGATTCATAGTGAGCGCCGCCTGCTTTTCCAATACATCAGGCAAAAACAGCACTCTTACTGTGCCATCCTCAACGAATGATACATCTCGAAAAATGGTGCCATCAGTCCAGATAGCGTGCCGCTCTGCCTCGATATAAAAAGATCCGTTGTACCAAATTCTATAACCGCAGACCATTCTCCCGCCATTCAACCTTGCATATTCCGCGACATTGAGATCACAGCATCCTGCCCTGCTCCATGGTTCTGGTTCAGAGTCTATAAAAAAAGGTTCCTCTGAGCTAATTGAGGCACAGAACTCCATGACATGCCCATTCAGATCAGACGGCGTATCAAGGTTATCAAACAGCGCCCCACTCCCCATAAGCATGTCACCAAAGCTAATTTCCGGACTGCTTCTCATCCGACGTTGCGGCTGTTGTTTCTTTTCTTTCTTTTTCCGCGCATCACGCTTCGCCTTACTGTTTTGCCCCATCTTTGCAACTCCTTGATCCGACTCCATGCCGGGCCGAACACAAATACCCCACTTCAACGAATCACGCCAGCCGGCGAGGCAGGCGCCAGCACAGTATTCTGATGCCTGCCACGAACGGGGAAATCATTTATTCGACGTAAAATCCTAGAAGATAATCTTTAAACTCACGACTGCGAGTTAGACCGCGAATACTCACAAACTTATCAATAACTTCCACATCCCCACTTTTTCCCGCCAACACTTGGGTAAGATAGAAAATAGAAATACCAGGTGATGCAGGCGTAGATTCCGTCTTATGACTTCTTTTAGCCCTTACATCTTGGGCTCGACGCAGAATATCAACTTCATTATCTACCAGCGCTTGCTGCAGCTTATCTACCGTATCGAGTCCGAAAAATAAAAGACTATCCAATTGTCGCGCAATATTTTTCGGCTCTGGGTAAAGCTTAAAATTGCACAGTTCTGCTACTTTAGAATCCAGATTCATCACACAATCATTGCCGAGAACAAAATCTAGATAAGTCACCTTATCAAGCATCACTTTTTCTGGATTCTTGGCAACTTCAGTCTTCATTGACTTTTGGTACCTCTTGAGTTCCTCTCTTATTGAAACAAACTCTTGATCTGCTAGCTCTAACAATCCGGCCATTCTAGAAAATTTCCGACGTGTATCCCTCGGAACTTCAATGGTACTTTTATAACCAATGTCATGCTCAATTTCGGCCCACGTATGCTGCAATATAGATCTAATTTGAATCTCAGCCTTTAAACCCTTAAAGGCAGCGTATTCCTGTAATTTTTCACGCGCAGTTTTCAAAGAGACAACGTAATGTAACGATAGATAACCGAATCTATCAGGATCAAGAGCCGCTCGCTTATCGATGCTATTGACCCTATCAATCTTGAATTCTGACTCCACCATCTTTGCAACTAAGTCAACATCACTTGAAAAGTGAGTAATAATTCTAACCCCGGCCAAGTCGGTTATATCTTCAAGATCAGTATAAGCCTGCTTAACGTCAATCTTCCGCTCCAAACTATCACGAGTCTTACACCGAAATGATATAGAGTGATGAGAGATATCTTTCGCGACCATTAGCCGATCAAGGAGGTCAGAAATGGTTTTTGCGAAAGAATTATATAAATCCCTCTTCTTCTCAAACTGTTCCACTAACTCCATATCGAGCACCTTCATTCTATTGTTTATTTTTGAAACTGATAGTCGGACCGTGCCGAAAAATTGAATCCTTTATACCAGCGAGGTGCCATCATGCCCATCATTTACGGAAGCGTTTGCAGCGGCATCGAAGCTGCAACTATGGCCTGGCACCCGCTGGGCATGCGCGCCATCTGGTTCGCCGAGATCGAAGCTTTCCCCAGTGCGGTGCTGGCCCATCACTACCCCAAAACGCCGAACCTCGGCGACATGACCAAGCTCGGCGCACTGGTGCTTTCCGGCAAGATCGCCGCACCGGACGTCCTCGTTGGCGGAACCCCGTGCCAAGCTTTCAGCGTCGCCGGCATGCGCGAAGGCCTCGCAGATCCGCGCGGCGCGTTAACCATCAAGTATGTGGAGCTCGCAGATGCAACTGACTATGTTCGCGCCAGCCAACGAAAACCTCCCTGCGTCATCGTCTGGGAAAACGTCCCCGGCGTCCTCAGCGACAAAAGGAACGCCTTCGGATACTTTCTTGGCGCGCTTGCTGGGGAAGACTGCGAACTGCAGCCTTCAGGGAAAAGATGGCCGGACGCTGGTTGTGTGTATGGACCCAAAAGAACAATCGCATGGAGGGTCCTGGACGCCCAATATTTCGGCCTGGCCCAACGACGCCGCCGTGTGTTCGTTGTCGCAAGTGCTCGAAACGGATTCGATCCCACCGAGGTACTTTTTGAGCGAGAAGGCGTGCGCCGGGATAGCCCGCCGAGACGGGAAGAGAAGTCGGCACTTCATCCTACTCTCACGGCACAAGGAGGAGGCGCTCTCGATGACCGAGAGGCATATGTACTGGAACACAAAGGAGTCCGCCGAACCAGCGTGATCGAGTGGGAGCGGTGCCAAGGATTTCCTGATGACTACACACAAATTCCTTGGAGAGGCCGAACTGCCAGTGATTGCCCTGATGCTCCACGATATAAATCTATAGGGAACAGTAAAGCTGTTGCTGTAGTGCACTGGCTTGGACGCAGGATAATCAGTTATTTATGACCCAGCCGTTTCACAATAATCTCCTTGATATCCACATACACCTCCAAACCCGCACGCATATAGGCATGCACCGCAGAGTGACAATTAGAACAAAGCAATGCGAGATCTTCTAACACCACCGTGCTTTTCGCCGCGACTGCAGAAACTGGAAGTTTATGATGCGCCTCGATATATTCAACCCCATATCGAATATTAAAATCTTCTCTGCAAATTTCACACACGCACGACCCGGTCGATTTCAGCAGCTTAACTATTTGAGCATTGCGCTCCGATAACAAATGGGTAACATATTTTTTTCCACCCTCCATAAAGCCTTGGCCGACCTTGTCTATAAGTGCAGGGGACGCGCCACGGCGACCTAGAACGACATATTCGTCGGCACACTCGACCAAACTGAATACGCCTTCGAAAACCCAATTGCTTTTTCGCTCACTGTAAAGAACCACTGGATAACCAAACTCGGGCTGATTCAGCAAGGCAAGATTTGCCTTTTCTTTTAGCGACACGATCCCCTTTCGAGCCTTAAACGAATAGCGATAAAGATCTTTTTCAGCGCCCTTCCACCCGTCATGGCTATAACTCCCGGACCGGACCTTAACCAAAACACCAGCAAGGGCAGGAAGCGATCCAACCCAATTTATACCTTGCTGAGGAGTATTGTTAATAATCAGGTCTTCACCACTCCAATACTCAGACCCCGGCACCTTCGAGTATTGAATGAGATCATATAACTCCCTCTTCGAAACAACTGATCCAACTTGAGCATTTAGCAGATCGTGAAAACTCATCTTCGCCATAGTCATCCTTATTGCAGCCATATTCCCTTCAGCACCATGCCAGCGCTCGCCGAAATCAAGAGCTCCCCCGACAGTTGTCTTGAGGGAGGCGGCGAATGAGCGGCGCGCCGGCGGTGTGAACCGTTAAACAATAGCTCACCCGCCAAACTACTGCCTCCCCCTCATAAAACTTCCACAACTCAACCAGACTGCTGGTGAACGGCGAATAGTCACCGGCACCACTGCGCCTCACAGGGTATTCCGTCGTTGTCGCCGTCCATTTCCACTCCTGGACAATTTTGCAGAAAGTTTTTGGCCTCTGCGCACGAGGTCATCTGCGAACAATATTTGCGTCCATCACATTTGAATGGGGTCGAAACAGGCTTCGGTGCAGTCGCGACTGCAAAAGCTCCTTTTGGATTCGACAGCTGAGCCTCAGTCCAAGACTGTAATTCAGGGGAAAGCTTCCAAGCCAACAGACCAACTACAAGCACAATCAAAATCAGTTTCATTTTGATCCATCCGTGATGAGAGACCGTTTGCGTTCTCACGTTGCCTGCTTTCCAGCGTAACCCACAAATTCACGTACAGCCTGCCGGTGAACGGCGGGCAAGGAATCCTGCATGTTCGAATTTCTCAAAAAGCGTTTTCGCCGCAGGCCCGCCGAAAAGCCCGCAGCGCCAACGACTGCCAACCGGCCGGCCAGCAGCTTCGCCACGTCATCATCCCAAGCGGCGAGAAGCCCCCCTTCAGCGGATCTGCTCAACCCACTGAACCCTCTCAGCCCATTGAGTCCGTTCAGCCCTCTTTATCAGGTCGACACCTACGAACCTCCGCGGTCGGACGGCCATTGCGATACCAGCAGCTACTCCAGCTACGACAGCGGAAGCAGCTACTTCTCGAGCGATAGCTGTAGCTCATCCAGCTCGAGCGACAGCGGCTCCAGTTACAGCACCGATTAACCACCCTCCCCACCTTCTGCCGCCACGCGCGGCATGGAGCACCCAATGAAACGAGAACTGATAAAGATCAGTGAGTTCCAGCGCCGGCGCTGGGGCGAGAACGGCACCCCACAATGCCCGCAGGCCATCCGCAACCACATCCGTAACGGCGTGGTGCCTGGGGAGCAGATCGGGAAACTCTGGTACGTTGACTGGACCGCGTTCAACCGGTCGAGCGGCAACGACCTGGTCGCGATGGTATTGAAAGGAGCTGCATGATGGTCCCACGGCCGCGTAACAAGGCGAACAAGAGCCTCCCGCCGAACCTGTACTTCGATTCGCGGCGCTCGACTTATCGCTACCGGCGGCCAACCGACGGTAAGTGGTTCCAGTTTGGCAGCGACCGAATCAAGGCGATCGATGCCGCAAAGCAACTGAATCTGGAGTTCATGCGCGGCGCTGACCTGATCGGCGCTGTGATGGGCAGCTCATCAGAATCATTTGCCGGCTTCCTTGATACCTACGAACGCGACGTTCTGCCCCCTCGCGAGCTCGCAAAAGGAACGCTGGGCTTGTACGCCGTGCACTTCCGGCGATTCCGTAAACAGTTCGAAGGCAAGGCCGTCGACCAAATAACCATTCGCATGGTCGCGGAGATGCTGGACGCTCTCACCCCGCGCACGGCGAACCAGTGCCGGGCGCTGCTGATCGACATTTTCAATCACGCAGCGTCCAAAGGACTGTGCCCGGATAACCCGGCGGCCAGCACCATCAACCGGATCGAGAAGAAGCAGCGCAAACGCCACACGATTGAAGGACTGAAAGCCATTCGGGAGAAGTCGCCGGCCTGGCTGCAGAACGCAATCGACCTGGCGTTGATCACCGCCCAGCGCCGGACAGACATCCTCGACATGCGTTTTGATGGCAGTCGGGAAGGCTACCTGTACGTGGTGCAGAAGAAGACGGCCAAGGCCAGTGACACCGCATGGATACGATTTCTGATAACGCCGGAGTTGCAGGCCGTCATCAGCCGATGCCGTGACGATGTCGTATCGCCCTACCTGGTGCACCGAAAGCCCGAGCGCCGGAAACAGAAACAGGCGCAGACCAAGGATCACTGGACGAAGGTTGAGGAGCGGTATTTGACGCGAGCATTCAAGGAGGCCAGGGAGGCGGCGAACTGCTACGCGGGATGGAAGGAAGAAGAGATGCCGGGCTTCCACGAAGTGCGAGCGCTGTCGCTGCACCTGTACAAGAAAGCCGGAAAGGATGGACAAAAAATCGCTGGGCATGCGAGCGAGGGCATGACCAAAAACTATCAGCGGGACCACGAAGAAATCGTCTGGTCGGAGGCAATTCCAGACCTGAATATCAGCGAAATCACCGGATAGTTTTGCGCCAGTTTTGCGCGGGTTTTGCGCAGGCACAAAAAAGCCGATCTATCTGATCGGCTTAACTGTCTGATTTTACTCAGGAAATATGGTCGGGACGGAGTGATTCGAACACTCGACCCCTAGCACCCCATGCTAGTGCGCTACCGGACTGCGCTACGCCCCGACTAGGCGTTGACTCTG